GGAGCCCCCCGCCAATCCATTCCAGCAACTGCTCCCGGCCTAGGAAACTGAGGCAGCGGCTGGATCCACCGAACCAAGGAGGATCGGTCGTGCAACAGCATCATAAGCCGGAAGACGCCTTCCGGCACCGGCGGAGGGCCGTAGGGCTGCTCCGTAGGGCCGTAGGGCTGCGCATCCAAGCCGTAGGGCTCGTGCTGGCAGCCGTAGGGCTGTAGGGCTGCGCGGCACAGCTCAGGCTGTGATTGGGTTTCTGGCCGTAGGGCTGCTGCTGTGCAGTGCAGAGCCGTAGGGCTGTAGGGCTGACCGTAGGGCTCCCTGCCCTACGGGCAAACCCGCTGCAGCGCAAGGGATGTGGGCGAAAAATGGCAGCCGTAGGGCTGTAGGGCCACCTATGCGAATGCAAACGCGCAGACAGAGGGCGAATGCATTGGAGAAGGAGAAAAACAGCCCTACAGCCCTACGGTAGTACTACTTCCCTTGGTATGACTGGGTTTTAGCCGTAGGGTACCCAGCCCTACGGCTAGCCCTACAGCCCTACGGCTAGCCCTACGGCTCGGCAGACTGGAGGCAGGGCTGATCCCAAGCGCCGTGCTGCGTTTCACCGTTGACGATGAGCAGATCAGTCAGGCCAGCAGGGTTTGGCTGAGGCTCGTGGGGCAGTACGAGTGGACATGTGCCATGGCGCTCACCCGGGCAGCCAAGACGGCTCGGGCGGCCATTGCAGAGCAGACCCTTGGCGTTGGCGGCATTGCAGGTGGCCCTACGGGTTGGACCCGACGGGGGCTCATGTCATCCATGGCCCGACCTGACAACCTCGTGGCCAATGTCGGGTTTAACTACGGGGATGGGTCTTTTGCTGAGCAGGGCTTCAGTGGCAAGGGCGCAGGCACGCCGGCAGGGCGCTACATGGGCGTCCTTGCCTCTGGCGGTGATCGGAGGCCCAAGAGCACCGAGCTGCGCCTGAGGAGGGCAGGGCTGATCAGGAACGATCAGTTCATCACGCCGGCATCAAGCGGGATCAGGCTCAACGCGCAGGGCAACGTCCGCGGGCCGGAGTATCAGCGCATCCTCTCGCGGTTGAAGGTCGAGCAGGAGGGGAGCAACACGGCAACGAAGTCAGCGGCGAAGCGGCGGCAGGCCGATTACTTCGTGCGGTATGGGGATCTGGGGGAGGGTGGTATGTATGTTGCTATGCGGATTGGTGAAGGGCCTAAGGGAGGAACAGGTAAAGGTAGTGGCAACCCAGGCAGACCTCAAACTGTTGGCTATAAGCGTGGCTTTGTGCCATCATTGTTTATTGTGGAACAACCTAACTACGAAGGGCCAAGGCATAAGCCATGGTTCGACATTCAAGGGATTGCCATTCGCGCGTTTAAGATTGATTTTCCTTTACAGTTTCAAAAACAACTAGATGTAGAAATCGCTAGGCGATCGTGAAGATTTTGTGGGTCCTCCCGGAGGGTTGGGTTTGTGGGTATATTCGAACCGCAAACCCTCGCTAGCGGGTGTCAAAAAAAAGGGGTTACAAACCCATTGCCTGCCTAGGGTTTGACCGTTTTTGGCATTTGCATAACGACTTTCGTAACCTGCCCTGTTACCGCGTAACGCGGTTTACGGCTAGCCTGTAACCACAGTTACGGGGCCAGAATGGCAGAGCCGACCATCGTCAACCAGATCGAGCTATGGCCGATCGAGCGGCTACGGCCCAACCCTCGCAACGTCCGCACCCACACCGATGAGCAAGTGCGCCAGCTGGCGGACCTGATCGCCGAGGTGGGCTTCAATAGCGCCATCGCGGTCGATGGTGAGGGGAGCATCCTCAAGGGCCATTGCACCCTCCTGGCGGCCAAGCAGCTGGGCCTCAAGAGGGTTCCGGTCACGGTCCTGGATCACATGACCCCGGAGCAGCAGCGCGTCTACATGCTGGCCGACAACCAGATTCCGCTCAATGCCGGCTGGGATACCGATCTGCTCCGTGAGGAGCTGCTGGATTTGCGCACCGAGGGGATCGAGTGGGATCTGATGGGGTTCGGCGCCGAGACCATCAACGGCCTCTTCACCATGCCGGAGACCGCGGCAGATCCCGAGCCGGAGCCTGAAGACGAACCGGAGCCGGAGCGGGGGCAGCCGCTGGCGATCGTGCTGCAGCCTGACGAGCTGCGCCGCTGGCGGGGCGTCAAGCGGGCGCTGGGGCTCAGCCTCGACCGTGTCGTTCTGCTTCGCCTGGTGGATCGCTTCCTGGAACAGTCCGATGGCTGACGGGATTCGAGCCCTGAAAGGCGAGCTTCTCTGGCGGCCAGAGCCGCTTGAGCTCTCGATGAATTGGTGTGGGTTTGATTGCTCTTATTGCTACGCCAACGCACGCAAGCCTAACCGTGTAGTTGATCTGCCGCAGATCATGGGCCTGTTGGTGAACTTTAGAGAGCGTGAAACGCGAGAAGCGAAGCTACTGCAAATGGGCTATCCGGTTATTACAAGCAATCACGTTGATGTATTTGCAGGAACAAATGCCGAACAGTTTGAGCCGATATGGGAAGCTTGTGTAGCGCAAGACGTCCCTATTGTTTGGCAGACAAGGGGAGCTCATAAGCCGCAGCGCAAGATCCTGGACAGGGTTATCAGAGAAACACCGCGTAGCATTTGGTACATCTCCATTCCGATGTGGGACGATGAGATTAGAAAACGGATCGAACCCAAGGCGCCGCCTATTGGTTATCGACTGGAATTGATTCAGCAGCTTGTAGAAGTGGGGCATCCTGTTGTGGTTGGCATCAATCCCGTGTGTGTTGATTGGCTACCAGATTATGAGCCATTAATAGACAGGATCAAAGAGCTTGGCGTGTTTGGTGTTTGGTTCAGTGCTTTGTACTTTGGGCGAACATTTGGTGAATCATTAACCCAAGAAAAAGTGGACAGAATAACACCTGAGTTAATTGATAGGGCAGGATGCAGGGGGAGCAAGATTGATCACGCTCATATTACCGCTGCTGTTGAATATGCGGAAGCGGCAGGGCTGGCCACGTATTACCACGCTTCAGATAGACCATCGACGCTATTTGATTGGTGGGATCAAGTTTACGGCAAGACAATGCCGATGATTCAACAGCTTATCAATCAAGCGCATGAATGGTACATAGGAGAACAAGAAGACTACATCGTAATTCAAAAGCACGAAGCCATAGCAGCCATGTCAGAACTTCCGGCCGGCTTTAACTATGGGCCATTCTTTCATTCTGATGTAAAGCAATTTAGAATGATGGCGGGATTGCCCGCTGGCGCTTCGCTGCCTAAGTTGAATGCCGAACATTTTTGGGATTTCCTATGGAACTCTGAATACTTCTCCGCCAAGATGGGGCCATTAAGTTGTAGGTGTTTCGCCTACGCATCGGTGAAGTTCGGCAAGGATATTACGCCAATCTATGACGGGGAAGACAGGGTAATGGTTTACCGTCCTGGCGGCTTTAAGCATCGCTACGCTCACACTCCCGACCTGGCGGAATGATTGCCTATACTGAAGTGGAGTACGGTCTCTTTTCATGGCCTATTACTACGGCAACGCCAATCCCGGCGGCGGCGGTGCTAGCGCTTTCCAGCGTAGCTCTGGTGGTCAACTGCGCCCAACAACCCAGGGTCGAGAAGCCCGCGCTGCGTTCCGCAATCGCCAATCCAATCAGCGATTTGAGCGCACGGTCAAGCGGCTCGGGTTCTAGAGCTAACGCCTGGGGGTTTGCGTGAACCTCCAGGCCTACGCCAACCACCGCAAGGCCCATGGCCTAATTGGCCAGACGCGCGTCAGTGTCCTGCGGGCAATCAACTCTGGGCGCCTAGAGGAGCCGGCTGTCAGGCGTGAGGGTAGGGGATGGGTGATCAATCCCGCTCTGGCGGATGAGCAATGGGCCACCAGGAGCGGCACGACGGTCAACGGCTTAAGGCCTCCTGGCGCAGCGGTCAGGTCACCAAGGCAGCGAGCCTCAACCGGCTCTGCCGCCCCATCTCTTCCATCACCTGGCGGCCCCAGCTACGCGGAAGCGAGACGCGCCAGGGAGGTCTACCGGGCTGAACGAGAGCGGCTTGAGTTGATGAGGGAAAAAGCCGAGCTAGTGCTAGCTGCTGACGTGAGACAGGAAGCTTCCCGCCTAGCGCGGCAGGTGCGCGATCTGCTGCTGATCATTCCCAACAGATTGGCGGCCAAGCTTGCCGGCATGACGGATCAAGATCAGGTGAGATCAGAGCTTCAAGCTGAGATTGAATCAGCGCTGCGAGGGCTAGCCGATGCCTGAAGCTGCGCCCCTTTACAAGCAAGCCTTTGTCAAAGCGCTACAGCCGCCGCTCAACCTGACAGTCAGCGAGTGGGCGGATAAGGAGCGAATCTTGACGCGGCGATCCACATCAGAGCCGGGTCTGTGGCGAACTGATCGCGTTCCGTTCCTGAGGGAACCGATGGATTTACTTAGTCCTAGGGAGCGAAAAATAAAGCGGGTTGTGCTTATCTTTGGCTCGCAGTCTGGGGCAAAAACCGAGTGTGGCCTCAACTGGCTAGGTCGAACGATCGCCATGGATCCCGCGCCGTTCCTGGTGATGTTTCCTACAGAGGCATTTGCCAAGCGCCAAATCAGGCAACGGCTCACACCACTTTTCAAAGACACTCCTGCTGTAGCAGCTAAAGCGATAAGCAGTAAATCGCGAGATGCTGCTAACGCCATGTTTTTGAAAGAGTTTGAAGGAGACATGTTGCTAAGCATTATCGGCGGCAATAGTGGCAGCGCAGCCCAGGGTATGCCGGCTCAGTATCTATGGGCCGATGAAGTCTCATCGCTGCCGCTAGAGATTGATGATAAGGGCGATCCATTAGAAAATGCAGAGGCGCGTCTTACCAACTTCCCAGACCGCAAAACCCTGCTCACCAGCACACCGGGAACCCGGGGCGCCTGCCGCATTACTGCGGAGTTCGAAACTCGCAGCGATCGACGCCGCTACCGCGCGTTGATGCCATGTTGCGAATCACTGGAGGTGTTGCGCTGGGAGCACTTCGTATGGGACCGTCCCGATGGTGATGTGTGGTGTCAGTGCCCCGCGTGCAATGAGCGCGTCGCTCAACACCACAAGGCAACGATGCTGGCGGGCGGAGAATGGCACGCGACCGCAAAGGGTGATGGCGAGACCGCGGGGTTTCATCTGCCTGGCTGGTATGCGCCTTACGGGTGGCTGATGTGGGAGAAGATCCGAGACGAGTTTCTGAGGGCTAAGACAGACCACCTTCTCCTGAAAGGGTGGGTAAACAAGCGCGCCGCCGAGGCCTGGGAGGATGCCCTGGAAAATCTGTTCAATGCCGAGGGCCTGGCCAAGCGCCGACAGGACACAGCAGCCGGCAACGGCTACCCGGCTGGCAGCGTCCCCGATGGCGTGCTGGTGATCACCGCAGGCGTTGACGTGCAGGGCGGCGGCGGGTCGATCGGTGAGCGGATCGTGGTGACTCTCTGGGGCTGGGGCCGCGGTGAGGAGGGCTGGCACCTTGGCCACTGGGAGATTCACGGCGACCCGCAGGGCGATGAGATCTGGGACCAGCTTGACCGGATCGCTGACACAACCTGGAGGCGCGACGACGGCACTCAGCTGTCGATCATTCAGGGGGCCATTGACGATGGCGGTAACGCAACCCACCGCGTCCGCGACTACTGCCGTACTCGCGGGAAATGGGTGCCGGTCAAGGGCGGCAGCCAGAGCGGCAAGGCCATCATTGGCAGGGGGCAGGCCGTGGATATTAACCGCAAGAACCAGGCAGTTCAGCGGCATTCGGTGCTGCTGTATCCGATTGGCACAGACACCAGCATGGCCCACCTGCAGGGGCGCCTACGGAACGACACACCAGGCCCGGGATACCTGCATCTGGGCGAGGCCTCGACAGATCAGTTCCTGGCGGAGCTCTTCCCGTGGAAGCGTAGGCCCAGGATGGTGAAAGGGTTTACCCAGTACGAATGGTTTCTTCCACAGGGCGAGCATGACGAGGGTGGCGACTGCACACGCTACGCCTACGCGGCCTTGCAGCTGGTGGCCCGGCGATACAACCGGGCGACGATGTGGGACCAGCTGGAGGCGCAGCTGAAGGGACCTGCGCAGACAGCACAGATACAGCGCCGTAGATCCACCTATCTAACTCAGTAGCCTGTCACCATGGCATACACGCAAGCCCAGCTAGACGACCTACGCGCCGCGAT